TGGATAACGTCCCCGGCCATTGCAACGATCGTGGCCGCGCTGGCGGCCCACCCGTCAATTTTCACTGTGATTTTTGCTTCAATGTCCCGCAGGCGGCAATAGATCGCGTGCGCCGCGAACACGTCACCGCCGGGGGAATTGATCCGCACCACCAGTTCTTCCACATCCCCTATGGCGGCTAATTCCTGGTTGAACTGGGCCGGGGTTACGCGGTCTTCCCACCAGCTTCTTTGACTGGCGATCGGGCCGTACAGAAGCATTTCCGGCGGTTTCGTGCCCGTGGCCGGGACGAAATTCCAGAATCTATTTTCCGTCACCTGGTAGGGGTTCCCCGCCTGCGGGCTTCCCAGTTGCCCCCGCTGCGGGCTGTTGGCTCCCTGCGGCATCTTGCGTTACCTCCCTTAATTTTTCTTCTTCCTGTTTCAGCTGTTCTACGTTTGCGTAATAGTCCGATCCCGTCATTTCCATGGTTTCAGACTGCCGCGTGGAGAAGCCGTTTTTAACCCGTTTTTCCGCTGCGGTCACTTCTTTAACCGGGTCAAGAATCCCACGGGCCGGGCCGTTCCACTCCGCCTTGCTGTATGCTTTCCGGTACAGCGGATCAGAAAAGAAGCCCGGCGCGTTCACGCGTCCTTTCGCTACAGCTTCCGCCAGCCATTCTTCATAAACCACCTGGCAGAAGTCCGCCGCCATCCATGCGCGGTACATTTTGAACATTTTCCAGGCTTCTTCCAGTGCTCCCCGGCTTGCGGAATAACTGGCCCCGAAATGCTTCATCAGCAGTTCGTATGGGATTTCAAGAGATGCGCCGATCTGGCCGCATACCGCTTCCACAAACCCGGAAAAGTTTGCGTTTGGCCGCCCTGGGCTTGTGGCGTTCGCCTTTTCCCCTGGTTGCAGGTAGTTAATAGCGCCTGGGGCCATTTCAAGGGTTGTTTCGTCTTCATCGTCTATCCGGTCTTCGTCCGGTACGTTTGAACCTACCGCCCCTTCCATGCTGCTTTCTTCGCTGCCCATCTCAATAAAGATTGAAAAAAGGCCGTTTACCACCGCCGCCACAAGTTCCGCGTCCGTGTACCGCCCTAACTGCTTTAACGCTTCAATAACCGGGGCCAGAAACGGCACGCCGCGCCGCTGGTCTATCCGTTCACGGCTCATGATATGGATCACGTTCCGCCGCCCGGAAGCCGCGCTGTATGCAGGGACGCGCACCCATTCCATAGGCTGACTTGCAAGGGATAATGGGTGGTGCTTTGAAAAGTGATAGGCAATCACTTCCCCCGTGCTGTCTGTTTCCACGCCGCCGATTATGCGATCGTCCAGCGTGTCAAATCCGCCTGGACTGGACAGGCGATCCGCTTCAATCAGCCGTACCCGCAGATCATATGGCTGCCACCTCCGTTTCTTCATCGGAAGAAGCGCCAGGCAGTCCCCGGACAGAAGCCACGACACAAACGCCAGCTGTTGCAGTTCGCAAAAGTTATCAACGCGGGCCGCGTCACAGTCCGTACTATCAGCCCACAATTCCCATTCCTTTTCAATCTGCCGTTCCAGTTTGTAGGCCGCTTCCGGCTCTATCCCCAAGACTTCCCGATCAATCTTTGGTTTCAATCGCAATCCGCGCCCCACAACGTTTGTGCGCATGGTTTTGATCGCGCCCGTGGCAAGCGGCACGCCCATATACAGATCGCGGGAACGCTGGCGCAATACGTCCAGGTTGTCTTCTATGTCTTCCCTGGAAGAACCGCCGTTGTAGATCCATCCGGCCAGTTCCTTTTTGTAGGTGTTCGCCCCGTAATGGCTGTACCCTGTATTGATTACCCGCGTCCGCGCCATCTGCCGCCGCGCTTCCGCTCGTTCCAGGCCCTTTTGCGGGCTTATAGCGGCAATCGCGCCGTCAATAGCTCTTTGTATCACCCCCACGCATACACCCCCTTAAACAGCAGGAAGAAGCGCCCCTGCGGGCGCTCCTTCCTGTTCGTGTCTTCCTGTCAGATTTTCACGTTACCAATTATAGCGGAAAAAACGGGCAATGGCGGGCAATCTTTTATAAATCCCTGGGCATGATCCGCATTGTCCGGTTGCGCCCACCGTATTTCTTTGCCGCTTCCAGCTTTGCCACAATCCCCGCCCAATACTTGATCGTGTTCCTGATTTCCGCCAGGTCTGCCCGCGTCAAAGTTCTGCTGCCGATCGTGTATGACTGGTTCGTGGTACAGGCCAGTTCCGCTTCTAACCATGCGTCAAGGTGTTTCTGTGCGATTTCAAGAGTAATTCCCGGCATTATATGATCCCTCCACTTGTCCGGCGCTTCCGCCGTTTTTTCTTTGCCTGCGGCTGTTCTTCCGCTTTTTTCAGCGGCACTTGCGCAATCTCAATAGCCGCCGCCGCATAATTCCTACAGTCTAACGCTTCGTTTCGCTTGTGCTTATAGTCCTTTATCTTCCATTCAAACACTGGCCGCCCTTTTTTGTAGGTCAGCACTTGTTTTTCTGCTGTCAGGCCAATAAAGAAACTTTCATCATAGCCCCGCCCTTCTTCTTTTGGAAAATGGCAGTAGCCCGGCCCTTCATCCTCCAAAAGAAGCCGTTGCAGCAGCAGGCTTTTCCCGGTATCCACGCCCAGCATGAACAGGTTTACTCCCTCCCGGTTCCCTTTTGTTGGCTTCTGTATGTAGGCTGATTGACTGTCGTTGCTGCCCTTTATGGCCCGCAATCCCCGCGCATACCGCGCCTTACAGAATCGGTATACCTGGTTCGTGAAGTGTCCGCCCGTGTCCATGCAGACGCAAATAATTTTCAGCTTCGTTCCGTCCGGCTTCGTGAACGTCTGGGAAAGAAACGCGTCCAGGTCTTTCCATACCTGATCCAGTTTCAAATCCCCGTAAATGGCCGCGTACTTTATGCCCCAGCTTTCATAGTCCACGCCCCAGCCCACCACTTCCGCTTCAAAGCGATCGTCTTGCGTGTCAACCCCCGCCGTCAGGTATAGGACTTCCGGTGGAACCTCACAATTATAGCGCTCCCGGCGCTTCATAAGGGCGCTTTCATCAATTTCCGTCCCTTCTTCTTCCCACGTCTGGCCCATTTTGGTATTCGTCCAGGACTTCAATTCTTCTATATTGCCCTTTTTCTTTTCCTCATTCGCAAGCAGGAATTTTTCTACAATGTCCCGCCAGCGGGCCAGGGTTGATCCCAGGGCGTTAAGGTGGAAGCCGCGCACGGGGTTTTCCGGTTCCGCGTGTATGTACTTCCCGTTTATAAACCCCTTTTTCCATTCCGCTTCTGTTGCCAGCGCTGCGCACTTGCTGCAACAATACTGGATCGTGTCCAGGTTGTCTTTGTCGAACACAACCCCTTCCCATGTCAGCGGTTGCAGTTCCCCGCAATGCGGGCACGGCACGTTCCATTCCCCTTGTGAACTGTTCTGGTATTCTAATTCAATCCGGGAAGTTCCCTTGTTCCCCGGCGTGGACACATACACTTCCTTGCTGTTCCAGAAGGTTGTAAGGCGTTCGGACGCAAGGAAAAGCGGATCGCCCTCCGTCCCCGCCGTGGCCGGGTATCTGTCCACTTCGTCCGCCAGCAGCACTTGCACGGGCCGGGAAGCAAGGGAAGAAGGGCTGTTCGCTCCCACAATGGCGATACTTCCGCCGGGGAATACTTTTTCCAGTATGGTATTTCCCGCTCCCCGCCGATCGCTTATCATCCCCCGCAACACTGGCGTTTCCTGTATGGATTTTGTAAGCCTGTTTTTGGAGAAACTTTCCGCCATTGTAATTGTTGGTTGCATGATCAGGATCGGCACGGGGTCATAGTGCATATAATACCCGGTTGTGTTTATTTCCAGTTCCGTTTTTGCCACCTGGGCGGAACTCATAACCACGACTTTTCTGATCCGCACGTCTGAAACGCTGTCCATGATTTCCCGCATATGCGGCACTCTGTCCGTTCGCCAGCGCCCCGGCTCCGCCGCCCCCTGCGGTATCCTGCGATACTGATCCGCCCAGTCTGACATACGCATTTCCGGCGGCGGTTTCAGCCTTGCGAAAATGCGCCTAAATACCGCTTTCGCCTGTTCCTCCATCCGTCCTTCCTTCTTCCATTTCTGCAAGTAGTCCGTCAAAGTCTGACAATTCCTCTAACGCTTCATCCGTTGCCCGTTTCAGTGCCAGGAATATTTCCATTTGATCCGTTTCCACCGCCAGCGCCGGGCTTTGCTTTACCGGAATGTTGCGGATCTTCTGGCGGAATCGCAGAAGCATTTCCAC